GATTGGAGTAAATGTGGTCGTAGTAAAGGTGTAATTGCCGATGAAGATTATGTGGATCATCCTGTATGGGTTGAGAAATACACAAAGTATGTTAGACCCATTTGTGTGGCCATTCGTGTTGTGCTCGACTTTATTCACCCACCAATCAAATATGTAAAAATTGACCGCTATGATACATGGTCAATGGATTACACTTTGTCATATATCATTCTACCAATGCTTAAACAGTTGAAAGAAGAAACTCATGGTTCGCCATGGATTGATGATGAAGATGTGCCTGCTGAGTTGCGTGGTTCAAAAAGAAAAACAAAATCAAAACGCCATTCTAATCCCGACATTCAAATGTTGGATATGAACGAGGACGATTTAATTCATAAACGCTGGGCATGGGTGCTCGATGAAATGATTTGGGCTTTTGAACAGAAAGTTGCTGATGATCCTGAATCCAAATTCTTTGATTACACCGAATGTGGTGATAAATTACCTTGGGACGAAAATTATACTGGACCAAAGGTTGATTGGGATGGACTAAATGCACACAATGAAAGAAAGCGTAACGCATTTAGATTGTTTGGTAAGTATTATGAAAACTTATGGGATTAAATTATGTTATCATATTATCGGTATTGGCAGGCTTTAAAACGATTGGAATCATCACAAAAAACCATCGAAACCATCGAAATGATGGCACCTGATGTACCAAATATGATACAAGCTCAACATGAAATGATTCAACGTGAGATGGAATATTACCAAGAAGAATCTCATAAGATTACCATAATATTGTTGACTTTAATTGTGTTTTTTAGTATAATGTTAGTATTATACACTCAAGGAATGTTTCATGTTTAAAAAAATTAATGAATGGTTACAAGCAAATAAAACTTTGTTTTTTGTGGCAGTTGTTGTGTTTGGTTTAACATTCTATTACACTCCATATTTTATTAATTCACCCGTCAATGGTAACTTTGATGGGAGCATTCAAAATAAATTAGTTTGGTCTGTTAAGGGTGAATGTTTTTTTGTTCGACCACTAAATCAAACCGATACATTATTAGTTCGTGTTAAAGATTGTGATAAAAGTGAAGTAATTCAAAAGGTAGGTAAATGAAAACAAACGGGGATTTTAAATTAAGTAAAGAAACAAAACGTATGCTTGCTCTGATGCCATCAGATAAACGAGGCCATTGGAAAAACATGATGATTGAAGCTGAAGTGTTGGAAAAACGTGCCAAATTGGCCAAACTAAAAGAAAATAAATCTGAAAAAGGAGAAGTGTGATGTCTTTATTTGTTGAAGTGGATTCAGTAGAAAAAGAATGTAAAGTAATTATTAATTTGGATGGTGTTAGTGAAGTTGCTCCTTTGAGTACCGGTGGTTGTGCACTATTTTTGCTACATGGCGGTATTTTAAAAGTAAAAAATGAATATGATGAATTCAAACAATTCGCTATGCAAACCGTTTCAAGTGAAGATATTGCAAAACGTGTTAAAGCACTTAAAGGTAGCGCTAAACCGTTGGAGATTCCAACACTATGAGCAGATTTACATTTATTTGTGAAGATGATCCAATGCCATTTGCTGATGCAATTGTCACCAAAAAAACGTTTGAGTTTAATGCCGATCATTTACATGGCGTTATTGGTGAATTTGAAACTTTTTTAAAAGGATGTGGATATCACATCGATGGTAATTTAGAAATTGTAGAAGAATCGAAATCTCTCAGCCAAATTGAGCCAATTCAAAAAGTTGATCTCGATGATTTAGATTCTATCTTTAATGGTAAAAAAAGTCTGATTCGATCTGATGAGTGTTGATGAACGATTTATTTTATAATCTCTTTGATTGGATTCGTGATGACTGGCGAAGTGGTCGTTTCCGTTTTATTGTTGAGTTGTTGGCTTGGGCTATTAGTATTGGTTGCTCTATTACTATGGCACTTACCGTTCCGAACCCACCGTTACTTGTTTTATATCCTGTTTGGATTACTGGTTGTGCTCTGTATGCTTGGGCTAGTTATACTCGGAAATCATTTGGGATGCTTGCTAACTACATCTTGTTAACTACTATTGATACTATTGGTTTAATTAGAATGCTATGAATATATTTTATCTTGACCATAATCCTGTGAAGTGTGCTGAAATGCACGTTGACCGCCATGTTTGTAAAATGGTGATCGAGTATGCTCAGTTACTTTCTACTGCACACCGAGTTCTTGATGGTGAGATGTACCTTGGTAAAACAACCAATAATCGTAATATCAAACGGTGGCGCCTGCCAGATGAACGTGAAGAACGATTGATGAAGCCTACGATGATGAACCATCCATCAGCCATATGGGTTCGCCAAAGTAAGGCCAACTATACTTGGCTCTATAATATGTGGTGTGAACTACTTAAAGAGTTTACATATCGTTATGGTAAAGTTCATGCCACGGCACGATTGATACCTGACTTGGCTCGTGTACCGGATAATTGTCCAATTGGTTCATTTACTGGCCCCACACCTGCCATGCCAGATGAGTGTAAAGTGCCGAATAATTCATTACAATCCTATCATAACTATTATCGTATGAATAAATCACATCTTTGGTCATGGAAAGGTAAGATAAATAAAAGAGAAGTACCAGTCTTTATGAAAGAATGGTTTCGAAAAATGAATGAATCACTTGCCCATGAGTATAGTTAATGCCAACCTATGATTTTTTAAATAAAGAAACAAACACAATCGAAGAACACCGTATGTCATATACGGTGTTAGATGAATTCATACAATCAAATCCACATTTACAACGATACCATTCAGCCGAGAACCTACCAGTTTTTGGTGATGTGGGTCGTATGAATGTTCCTCGTACCAAAACTGCCGATTCTGCCTTTGAGAAAGGTGTCATACAACGAATTAAAGATACGGTACCAGGAAATACACTACACAAATCACACAAGACAAAGTTGCCTAGAGAATGGTAATAGTGAACAATCAACTTCCACTTCTACTTAACATCAGGAGGCCAGATAATGACAAAGTTAATCCTGTAGAATCCGCTTCTAAAATTCCAAAATATAATAATAACGATAGGAGTTTTAATGAGCAAAAAAAGAATGATGTCAAAACAACAGCGGCTATATTACGAATATCAAAACAAGGAAAAAATTCGGCAGGAATTGATAGAATATATAAAGTTACAAAGAGAAGTCGACCAATTAAAAGATTACAGGAAAAATAATGTTATTTGAAATACACGCTGAAAAATCAAAAGATGATAAGAAAATATTTTATTATGATAACATGAGCAATATTTTAAAGGACGCCAATGGTATCGTATATGAATATCCGCAACCAATTGAAATTCCTAAAGAATACACAAAACCATATAAAGCATTTAATAAAAACAATCCTTTAAAGAAATCAAAGTTAATCACAACACTTAAAATTCAAATGGGATTAAGTTGTAATTATTCTTGTGATTATTGCTCACAAAAATTTGTTGAACGTATGCCTGAAACATCTAAAAAAGACATTGATGCTTTTATGAAAAAATTAGAAGTTTTAGAATTTGATGAAAGTAAAGGATTGAAAATAGAATTTTGGGGTGGTGAACCATTTGTTTATTGGAAAACAATGAAACCACTAGCAGAATTGTTGGCAGAAAAATTTGAGAATTGGGAAAGAAAACCAAGATTTTCTGTTATTACAAACGGATCTATTCTTACAGATGATATTATTGATTGGTTGATGATGTATGATTTTGATGTGGCCATTTCACATGATGGACCTGGTCAATCAGTTCGTGGGCCAGATCCGTTTGACGATCCTGAACAAAAAGAAAGAATATTGGGTTTTTATAGAATGATGAAACGTTTGGGTAAAGTAATAAGTTTTAATCCTATGATGAACGCAAAAAATAGAAGTCGTAAAGAAGTTTATGAATGGTTTGTGAATTTAACTGGTGATGAATTTGTAACACTAGGTGAAGGAGGTATCGTAGATGCTTACGATGAAGAAGGAATTTCAAATTCTTTACTAACAAAAAAAGACCATTTTGAATATCGAAGAACGGCTTTTGCTGACATATTTTCCACAGGCGGCAAAATTGGATTCACTATTCCAAAAGAAAAAACGTTTCAATTTACCAAAAGTGTTCTTGCTCACCGAAAATCGGATTTTTTAGGTCAAAAATGTGGCATGGATGAAGAACAAGCTTTAGCTGTAGATTTGCGTGGTAATGTAATGACGTGCCAAAACGTAAGTTCTCTTGAAATGTCAAAAAATGGCGAGTCGCATCACGGAGGTACATTAGAAGATTATGATAATGTATCAATTAAATCATCAACACATTGGTCGAACCGTAAAGAATGTTCTGGTTGTCCTGTACTACATATTTGTAAGGGTGCCTGTATGTTTTTGGATGAAAAATTTTGGGACATATCTTGTGCAAATTCATATTCGGATAACATACCATTTTTTGTTTTAGCTATACAGGATATAACAGGTTATATACCAACACTCATAAAAGGTGATGGTCTACCACTCGAAAGGCAAGATATTTTTGGTACAATTTACGAACATAAGGAAGATTTGAAAAAGAAAATTATACCTATCAAAATAATTAGTGAGAAGATTGGTGTGATTGAAGGTGTCGAAATTTACGGAAAATCCAAAGTAGAAACAATATAAATACTGAATAATAAAGATTAGGACGTAAAAATGACATTACCATCATCTGGACCAATATCCGTATCGCAAATTAATCAAGAAATTGGTCAATCATCAACATATTCTAGTGATTTAAATTTTTTAAACAATTTAGTGTTGCCGTCTATACGACCAGGTACTCCTAATATGGCTGGATTTTATGGCCTAAGTTATTTTCAAAAAAATACTGCAGGAAATTGCAACGGCACGGGAATTAATAATTGCTGTGAAAACTGCGCTTCAGGAAATTGTCCTGTAGTTGACCCATCAAATTGTAATTGTGGATGCGGTGATCAAAGTCAAAATTGCCATGTGTGTGCTAATTGTGGAGCTATTAATTGTGCAAATTGTGATAGCCAATCATGGTTACAAACAGGAAATTGTAATCAACAACCGCCACCAACATATAATTGTACAAGTTTTCAATGTTATGCTCAAGCTTGTAATTGTTCAAAAATTATTTGTCATAAATTATATCAACTCGGTATGATGCCCCATGATATTTTTTATGCTGACCAAAAATATGGTAATTGGTTGAGAGAAAATGATCCAGAAGTTTATGCTGGTTATATTCGTTGGGCTCAAGTTATTGTTGATGGCATGGAAGGCAAATCTCCGGACTTTATGCTTTGGATGTCCAAAGATGAACGTAAAAAAGCTGAAAAACAAAAATTTATTAAGTGGGCTCACCGTATAGCAACTCCTTGGTCGCAACATATGGCTTATATTATGAATATTGTGAATAGAGATAATGATATTGGCCGTATATTGATGCGTGTTGGTCGACCAATTAGCCGTTTGGTAGGTAAGTTACCAAATAAAAATAAACCAGTTGGTTTATTGACCGTATATTTTATTTGGATTACATTTGCGGGAACATATTACTCAGCAGAAATTTATTCTAAAATAGTTAAATTATTTAATAATAAATTATTCATAAGGAAAAAATACAATGAATGAAAATGAAATCGTCATCGAGAGAGATTTATTGCATGAGTATGTTGATTACTACTTCAACAATATTTTTTTCAATGCAATACTAAATTTACCTGAAGAACAACGTGCAAACGTCTTTACCATGTTAACAACTCATGTGAATGTGTTGTCCGAATTATTAAATGCTGGCAATCACCCGATATTGGACCACATCAAAGGCACACCATGGCAGACAGCAAACACAGCTTCGGAAATGAGTACAGAAGTTCGAATTAATCGTGAGCAAGCACAACCTTTGATTATGGCATATGATGAGTGGAAATCAAATAGAACAACTGAATGACCGTGAAAAGTTTCACTGGTATCAAAATGCGCAAAACTTATTTTGGAAATCTCCAATATGGGAAGTTCAAACAAAATTTAATGCAGAATTCAATAAAAAACTACTAGACGAAATTTATAGTATAGGTTATGGCATCGCCACTGGCCAAGATAAAAAACCAAAAGACAGCATATGGGATTATGACAAGCCCAATCTAAACATTATCAAACAAGAAATTATTGATATTGTTACAAAAACAATAACCCAACAAATTCCAGAAATCAGAATGTTAAACCTTAAAGGTTGTGAGCACTTCTTTGGCTGGGTTAATGTGCATGAACCGGGAGAAGGTTTAGAAGTACATGGCCATACAGAATCCGCTATTGCGGCCACATATTACATACAAGCACCAGAAGGATGTGGAGAGTTGGTACTATTTGACAGTTCCAACGCAATTGATTGGAAAAACACCACTTTAACCGGTACGCCTGTAGTGAAAGAACGAAGAATCAAACCTATTGAAGGTAAATTGGTCTTTACACCATCATATGTTCTTCATGGTGTAACGGAGAATAAATCAAATGATTTACGTATATCTTTATCTACCGATTTACGAAAGGTGGTTGACAAAAACACCAATAATACTGTAATATTAAAAAGTTGGGCCAGTCGAATGAAAAAAATTAAAGAATGGAAATGTTCACAAAGTTAAATTATGAGTTTTCTAAACCCATATATGCCGTTACACAGGGGTTGAATACGTTTACGGGTGTTGATAATAAAGGTATAGATTATAAAAAGATATGGTCACCTGAACCCGAAATAATGTATAAGATTTTACCTAAAAAATATTGGGAAGATTTTTATTTAACTGTTATGACCATCAATCGAAATATACCACCACATACAGATAGTGATATATTAACCACAATTAATTTTTACATTGAAACTGATAACTGTAAAACGATATATTATGAACCTTTGGTAGATGATTTGCAGATATTTCAAATAAAAAATCAAACAAATGGATTCATATACAAAAAAGAGCAATTAAAAGAAGTTGGTAGTTTCGTGGCACAACCAATGGAAGTTTGGGTATTAAATGTTAAGAAAATTCATAGTGTCGAATCGGATAAAGAAGAACCTTTTAGAAAAGCCGTAACTTTAGGCACAAGAAAACATAATTATGAATCGGTGTGTGAGATGTTAAAAGAAACTGGATGTCTATGAATATAATTCGTAATGATTGGTGGGTGACACCGGTGTGGGAAATACAAACAGATTTTGATGAAAAATTTAATGATAATTTATTAAGTGAATTGAAATATTTTTACACAGATGAAAAAATTAAAAATATCAAAGATTCTAATATATGGGTGATGAATACACCTTATGTAAAATCATTAAATGATTATATAATTAAAATGGTGACAGAACTTACTTATGATTATGTTGCAAAAAATTATGATGAATATGAATTTCATCACACAAGAGGTTGGGTTAACTATAGTTTACCTGGACAATCCATGGCAATACATGATCATGGAGGTAGTAAAATAACAGCAACATACTATATACAAACAGATGATGATTGTGGTGACCTATTATTAATTGATCCCCGTGGTGGTGTAGATTGGGACAAAGAGGTTTATAAAAATGTTAATGGAGCTAAATTTAAAAAAATAATACCGAAACCAGGAAAACTTGTATTTTTTCCATCATATGTTTTACATTCTGTAGATGTTAATAAATCTAAAAATATGAGAATTTCATTGTCTACCGATATGCAAACATTTTCAACTAATCTATTGAACAATTTTATAGAAATGAAAGAAAAACAAAAAAATGTGGTATGAAAAATTAGATATTCAATTTGATATTGAAAAATTAAGAAAAGAAGTAGAAGAAAGTGTTTTTCCTCTAGGTGATCAAGTTGTTCAAGGTGAAGAATTTGAAACACAAAATTATCATGGGTTTGGTGGTTGGAGTATTTTGAGTAGGCGTGGTGATTGGAAAGATGGTTGGGAAGTTGTTCAGCATGAACATGGATTAAAATTAGAAAATTTTCTACCGACAAGAGAATTGATTATGAAGTCGTACAAACATTTTAATATTGCTCACAGTTTGGAGCACGATAGACCAACTCAAGCTTGTGTCGGAGAAATTAAAAAGGTTGTAGATAAATTGAAAGATTTGGGATTTGAACCAAGGCGAGTAAGAATAACTTGTTTACAGCCTCATTGTAAGAGCTTGGTGCACAAAGATGCTGAAACAACAGATTATATGGCCAGAATACACATACCATTATGGACAAACAAAAAGTGTGTTCATATATGTCAAGGAAAAAATTTACATATGCCGGCCGATGGATCAGCATACATTGTTTGGGTGAATTTGTGGCATCAAATTAGAAATGATTCCGATGAGCCTAGATATCATATTATAATGGATGCTTACGATACTAAAAAAATAACAAAGTTTTTTAAGTATGAAGGTGAATTTCAACAGTTAGAAGATTTCACCAGAAAATTTAGGCAAGATATAGAAGAAGCGGAGCTAACACAAGAAGATATTGACTTCTTTGAAGCTATTAAAGAGAAATATGTAACCAACTATAACGTAACGTAAAATGAATGCAAATACAAAATTAGACATATGCAATACTTGTGAGAATTATAAAGTTAAAATAAAAATATGCACACAATGCCATTGTTATATGCCAATTAAAGTAAATTTACCTTTTGTAAAATGCCCTATAGGAAAATGGTAATGTTTAATTACTGCCCACCAAAAGTATTACAAGACCTACCATCAGAAACATTTCCTGATGGTAAACGGTTTTATAAACTACCTGATGGTACAAAATTACCATCGGTCACCACAGTCATTGGTGCTCAAAAGAAACATATTTTTCAGGCATGGCGCAACAAAGTGGGTGAAGATGTTGCCAATGCCATTACCAAAAAAGCAACTTCTCGTGGTACAAATGTTCATACATTGTGTGAACGATATTTAAACAATGAATCATTAGGTAATATTATGCCCGATGCACATGAAATGTTTTTATCAATCAAACCGCATTTAAATCGTATTAACAATATTCATTACCAAGAACAAGCATTATGGTCCACACAATTAAAGATGGCAGGCCGAGTGGATTGTATTGCTGAGTTCGATGGTGTGCTTTCGGTAATTGATTTTAAAACATCCAAAAAAATTAAGAGCCATGAGGACATTGAAGATTACTTCTGGCAAACATCTGCCTACGCCTTGATGTATGAGGAGTTGATTGGTCAACCTATCCATGATTTGGTTATCGTCATGGCCGTTGAGGATTCGAGTCCTATCGTATTCAAACAAAAGACCGAGGACCATATCACAGGCCTAGTCAATGCCATTTCATATTATGAGAAAAGTGGTAAATATTAATTAAGCTGGTTGCCTATATAAGTATAAACACTTATAATAGGACACTATGAACAAATATTGGAAAAAACTCTGCACTCCCGAGCAGAACGAAAGACAGTACGGGGCTTTAAAATTTTTGGCTGGTGGTTTAAGTTTTCTTTTTGTTATTTGGTTACTAGAAAGGATACTGTAATGCCTAACAAAGATTGTGTAAAAGAATATAAAGTAAGAAGTTTTGCTTTCTACATGGGCGCCTGTGCATTTGCTGTAGGTGTATTAACAATACTTTTTGTATTAAACTAATTCGTAGAAGTTGTTTGAAAGTTGTTGTGGACGTGGGTGCGATTCCCACCACCTCCACCAAAAGTATATTGACGAACCGAGTTTTCGGTAGCAAACACAAAAGTGGCAATATACTTCTGATGGGGGTGTTTTAGAATCGACATGGCAATAATTAGAACAATGGAGAATCGCCAGAGAAGGCGTAATCACTAATTAAATTAAACGCAAACGATAAGTATGCACTTGCTGCCTAATAGGTAAGCGGAGTTTCGCCAGGTGAACTTAGCAACAGAATCACCTGGATAAATAAATCACCAGCATCACACAAACCGCTGGTAATACACATAAACACACACAAGGAGAAGTAAATGAGTATGACACCTTATGAGATTCGGCTAGAACTCTTAAAAATGGCCAAAGATATGTTAACTGATGACTATCACACAAAACGTGATGCTCTACAACAGCAATGGCATACACAGGTCGATGCAGCTAAAATTGCTGGTACAACATCACCTGACTACCCCGCCTTACCGGCATTCCCCACAGAAGATGAAATTGTAAAGAAAGCGGAAGCTCTCAATCAATTCGTTTCTCAAACCACTCCACAACCTGAAGTTAAAATAAAATCGAAAACAAATTCGTAATTGGAGACCAAGGCGGTCAGATGTTTGGCCGCCGCAATCAATAAGGAAGAAAGATGTTTAAATTTAACACACAGAAGTTTAACACATTAGCAGTAGTATTAGCAGTATTAACAATAGTATATACAGCACCAACTCTATCGAGAGAGTTTATTACAAATGCAACACAGAAACAAGTATCGGTAGATTATCTAAAACAAATTGAATGCCTTGCTAAAAATATCTATTATGAATCTGCTGGTGAATCTTATGAAGGCAAATTAGCCGTAGCACAGGTCACAATGAATCGTGTTAATAGTGGCATTTTTCCACGAAATATATGTTCAGTTGTTTATCAGAAAACAACGGATCAAAATTTAAGAACCGTGTGTCAATTTTCATGGACTTGTATGGTCAAAGAAATGGTACACATTCATGATCGGTATAGATGGGAAGAATCTCATTTAATTGCAAAAAGAGCATTGACAGTTTCAGTTTTACATGATAAAATAGCAGAAACAAACGCATTGTATTACCATGCAGTTTATGTAAATCCTGGCTGGAATAAACAAAAGGTTGTAACGAAAATAGGTAATCATATATTTTACAGTAGAATTTAAATTATGCCTAATCGTGAAGAAATTAAAAAATTTAGTATGATGATTGAAAATTTGGTGATAGAAAATCGTTTAGGTTATATGGACGCTATCTGCCACCATTGCAAAGAAACTGGTTTGGAAATTGAAGTGGCCGCAACATTAATCTCACCCGCACTTAAATCAAAGATTAAAGAAGAGGCTCAAGATAATAATATGTTGAAGAAAACATCCAGATTGCCAATTTAAATTATGACGGAGAATACCGGTTTTGCCGCATATGCTTTATGGAATGCTTTGAAGTTACATTTTACTTCCGAATCTTATGATTACTTTAGATACAACGGAAAAACAAATGTATCTAAGCAAACATTTACTACCAACAAATCAAAATACCAATTCTATAAACTATCTCGTAAATATGATTTAGAAGAACTCAAGAACTTTTATATTGCCAATTTTATACAAGGCAAAGGTGATTGGGTAGGTGATTTACTTCAGGATGGTGACGAGAATTATACCAAGTGGCAAAAAACTCAACAAAGCTTGACATATACCTTTGAAAATGATATAATTGTATTATTGGATAAGGTAGAAAATCCAAATGATTTATTAGTGGTAAGAAACAATGAATTTCCTAAGTTAATGCAGTATACTACACAAGGAGATATAACACTTGAAACACTTATCATTTTGAACGACCTGATGAATTTTTTCCCGATGTGGGAAAAAGAAATATATGATGATATTGTTTGGCCTAGTTTTAAAACTAAATGTGTGAAATATAAACCATTTCTACATTATGATAAAGAAAAGTTCAAACAAATTTTGAAAGAAAAGATTAAAGAATATGCATAAGATTACCAAGATTTACTTGGACATGGATGGTGTGATTGCCGATTTCAATAAACGATACAAGGAATTGTACAAAATTGAACCGAAAGAGGCCGACACCTATAAAACCTTTGACAAGTTCTTCACCATGTTCATTGCTGAAAGGCAGTTTGCTACATTGAACTTGATGCCTGATGCTATCGAGTTAATTAACTATCTCAGGTCATTAAAGGTACCAACAGAGATTCTTTCTTCCACTTCTTCTGAGAAACGGGATGCAGAGATTCGGGAACAAAAGATTGAATGGTTGAATAACCAAAACATTGAGTTTCCTGTGAACTTGGTTCCAGGTAAAAGATTTAAGAGAGATTTTTCTAATTCGAATTCACTATTGATTGATGATACACCACAGAACATCGACCAATGGCGAGTTGAAGGTGGTATTGGTATACTTCACACGGACGCCATTACTACCATCGGTATTTTGAAGATGTACACTTGACATTGGATAAATATTACTATATTATGAGAAGTATGTGGACAAGTCGTTTTTAATACACCGTTTATACACCGTTTATACGAAAGGAAGTAAATTATGAGTTCATTTGCGAACCTCAAACGCCAATCTGGCAACCTCGACAAACTATCTAAAGCAATCGAGGCACTTAATACCTCATCCGAAGGCAACGATAAATCAGATAACTACTGGCGCCCAGCCGTAGATAAATCTGGCAATGGCATGGCAACGATTCGTTTCCTCCCAGCACCAGCAGTTGATGGTGATGATGCGTTACCATGGGTGAAGATTTTCTCACACGGATTTCAAGGTCCAGGTGGATGGTTAATTGATAATTGTTTAACCACACTCAATCAACAATGTCCCGTTTGTGAACATAATTCCTCATTATGGAATTCTGGTATTGAAGCAAATAAAGATATTGTCCGTAAGCAAAAACGTAAACTAAATTACATTGCAAACGTTTATATCGTATCTGATCCTTCAAATAAAGAAAATGAAGGTAAAGTATTTTTGTTTAAGTTTGGCAAGAAGATTTTTGATAAGATTTCAGAAGCCATGAATCCACAATTTGAAGATGAACAAGCAATTAACCCATTTGATATGTGGAAAGGTGCCAACTTTAAGTTAAAGATCCGTAAAGTTGAAGGTTATCAGAATTATGATAAATCTGAATTCGAATCGCCTGCTGCTTTGCTGAATGACGATGAAGAACTAGAGAAGATTTGGAAGTCTGAACACTCTCTACAGGAACTCTTAAAAGATGGTGAATTCAAGTCGTATGATGCTTTGAAGCAACGCTTAGATAAAGTTCTTGGTCTTAATGGTGAAGCACCACGCACAACTGTAGAACAAGCCAAAGCAAAGCCTGCACCTAAACCTGTTGCAGAAGATTCTCCATTTAAAGATGATTCTGAAGATGATGATATGGCATATTTTAGTAAACTTGCTGAAGAAAATTAATTTTCTTTTACTTAAAAGAAACCCACCTTCATGGTGGGTTTTTTATTATACAACCCGTAAACTACTTAATAGCATTCTCTGAAAGGAATCTTCCATATTCCTCACAGAAGGTATAGGACCTTTTGGTTTTTGGCTCTTGGTTGAACTGATATTCGTATTGTTTGTAATCTGTGCAGTCGTAACCGATTCTGGTGTGCTTGGTAAATTCAATTCTAAATTTTCACTGGTTACGGCATTTAGTTTACTGGTTGTTTTTGGATTGGACATTTGTTCACTTGGTGTTGGTGTTTCTGTTGGTGTCACCGCTTGTGGTGTTGTGTCAACTGGTGTGGCAGTTTGATTTAATGTCAGAATTTCTTTCTTTACTCTATCTCTTTCCATTTTATAATCTTCAACAGCTTCTAGAGCACCGGGTCCCCTTTCGGCAAAACCTTTCAATTGAACGTTGTTTAATGGTTCACTTTCATTATAACTGAATTGATAATTTTTTATTTCTGCCATTGTTCTGTCATATTCAGGTAATTTTTTCTGACGATCCATTTCATCTTTAACGCCAGCTAAACCGCCAACTTTTTCTGCTTGATTCAGGCCTTTACTTAAATCAGAATCTGCGGCTTCATAACCAGAAGGATCTTTTAACATTTTCCAAAACGCCCATGCGGTAATTGCTCCGGCTGCAAGACCCATCAATCCTAATCCAAGAGGACTAATCAAAAAAGTACCTAATTTTGCTAAAAGTTTTAAAGGTCCAAGTGGACCCAAACTAAATGCCGACAACACACCTTTAATCAGAGTGCTTATGCCATCAATAACTGACATAACACCTTTGATCGCATCACCAATCAAACCAGTTACTATTCCCAAAATAGTTGATAATAAACCAGAACCATTATCGGCCTTTGTTGCTGTTGCTGTAGTAGTTGATGTTTGTTTTTTTCCTGTAATAGCTTCAATCAAAGCTTTGTGCCTTCTTTCTCTTTCTAATTCTTGTTCTTCTTTAAAATTGCCTTCTCTTGCTCTACGTTCAGTATCATTGTCGTTTGTTGTTTTTAGTAATGTGTATATCTTAGAAAGAATATCCATCACATTATTATCAGAATCCAACGTGTCTATTTTTGTGGCTGTAGCACCAACTTCTTTTGCTTTTTTGGTACCAGAAAAATATTGAATATCTTGTTGGGTTCTACCGAGCATGCTACCAAGTAAAGCAGGTGCAAATTTAGAACCACCGGTCATAAACTTGGCAATATTTAATGGATCAAATTTCTCACTAAAACCTTTAGACCTTGCTTTAGATTTATCAGATAGTGTTGCTTTTATGGCTGAACCTACGCCTTGACCTTCCGACAATTTTTCAGTCAGATATGAAATATAAGATTTTTCTCTTATCTTTTTGGCTTCTTGATAGTTCATGTTGATCTAGCTTTCTTAATCAGAGGATTGGTATCATCCTCTTTTTCTGGCACATTACTGGCCGTTGTTTTATTACTTATATTGGTATTATTTACACTTTTACTGGTTGCTGGAGATTCCTGAAAAGATTTCTTTAATCCCATGTTCTCTTTTGTTTCTGAATCAATTTTATTACCTGACGATACAGGCGGAACAGCAGTAGATTTATTACCTTGCATATTTTTTAATCGGTCAGCGTCTAATGCGGCACCTACTTGTTCAGGAGAATTATGAGCTACGTTACCCCCAATACCAGAATAATATGAATCACCTTTTTTTAATTTTTTCTTGCCAACGTCCATATCATATGGTATACCAACAGAAGCAAACTCTTTAGCTAATTCTAATATTGCACCATCTCGGTCATCACTTCGACCTTTTACATATGCATCTACTTTTTTTCGATTTTGACCAATTAATCCATTAGCAAATAACATATCTTGTGTGGCTGGATCCAAATAAGTTGTTTCTGGATCTATTTTTAATTTTTCAATTAAACCTTTCATAGTACCAGGAATTATTTGATATTTACCCACAGCAAAAAGTCTATCAGGATCACCTTGTTTTAATGCACCTCGCCTCAAATATTCAGAGATGGTCATGTTACTAAAATCAATAGGCTTATCTGACGGAATCATTTTATTACCAACAGTACCTTTGTTGTACGCATTATAACCGGCTTTGCCGCTTTCATATTTTGATATGTTGGCCGCAAGAGATTCTTTACCAACTAAAGCGGCAGTACCAGCAAGTGCACCGCCAACCAATATTGCAGCACCACCGATTTTGCCAGCAGTAGGTGGTTTAGGTGCTGTGGGTGTAGGTTTAGGTGCTGGTGCTGTGGGTGTAGGTTTAGGTGCTGGTGCTGTGGGTGTAGGTTTAGGTGCTGGTGCTGTGGGTGTAGGTTTAGGTGCAGATACAGTTGGCTTAGTTACTTCTTTTGGAGGTGTAACGGGTTCTCCTTTGGCTTTATCTAACTGATCAGTTTTCTTTTTTTGTTTGCCGATCTCTTTACCGGCATCATCTAATTTTTTTGTTTGTTTTTTTGTTGGCTTAGCTTTTTTTCTGGTAGTCAACGCTTCAATGAGGGCCTGATTTCTACGATTTTCTTCAGATTCAATTTCTTCTTGTTGGTTTTCTCTTTGTTCTAATTCTAATTTTCTATCGTTTTCAATTTTAACAAACAAATCATATATTTGACCAAGATATTGAACTACAGATCCAGAATCAACAGAAGAACTTTTTATTCCTTGATAATCTCGTGGCTTTTTGCCGGTAAAAAAACCAATATCTCGTTTACTTCTTCCTGTTAAAGCACCAAGAAAAGCAGGTGCAAATTTAGAACCACCAGTTACAACTCTGGCGATGTTTAGTGGATCAAAGCGTTGTTTAATGCCGGTAAAAGTTGCTTTTGTTCTATCAGAAATGGAACTTCCAATGGCAGCACCCGTGCCCATACCCGATGATAACCTTTCGGTCATCATAGACATTAAACCTTTTTTTCTGATGTCTTTGGCTTTAAAATAGTCCATTTACTTTTTTCTTTGTCTTTCTCGTATCTTTTGGTTTTCTTCTTCAATATACGCAATCAACATAGAAACGTAAATGTCCCGTTCCCAAGGCATCATATTTTCAAGCTCTGACAAACTATACTTGTGGTGTTGTATCAATGAAAAGTTTGTCTTGTAATAATTACTCAGATTGTCATGACGAAAAATTAGCCGAAAAAATTTTCTAGGCCTTCTACTTCTATTTTATGGTGAAACCCACACTTTGAGCAATCAATTTCAACTGTTTGTTTTAAACTTGGCAAATTATTAAAAAAATTCTCTACCTTGGCAAACTGTGATTGATTCATGCCTTCCACAAACTCTAACATTTCACCTGGTTGTGCTTCTGCTGAGTAATAGAATTGTTCACCATCATAGATATACTCTATAGAACTGGCAATCATATTAAATGTGGTTTCAGTAATATTATTATACTTCAATGAATCTTGAACTATGTTGAACTCTGGATATTTTAATTTGATTGAGATTGTGTCGGTCAACTGAATTTCATCAGAAACACCTTCTTTGCGTTCAACCTGTAAATCTAATAGATTGATTTCTTTTTCCATTAAATTACCACATACTTTATCTTCAACTTCATTATTGCACTTATATTTTGATTCAACAACCTCACCTACTGATTTAGCACGTAAGTTAACAAAATAATATTCAACATCAATGATGGGTAATTTTTCAATATCGACACCTTCCGTTAAGGTACAATTATAAAGGATATCTTTTACATTTTGGTGAATTGTGGATGTTTCATTCGATTCAACTGCCATCAAAAGGTTTCTTTGTTCTTTAACCAAAAATGGTCTGTATTTAATTTTCTTTTTAGATAACGGCAATTCTATTTCATATGTCGGCACATCAAGTTTTGGTAAAGCCATAATTTATCTCCTTATAAAATCACTTAAAAATACTTCTTTGTATGTTATTCACTATTGATTGACCAGCTGCACTTACAGCACCTTGAGCGTTTCCACCTAAACCACCAACCACATCAGAAAAATTGGCCAAGCCAGCATCGACCAATTCCATACCAAATGATTGTAGAGAATTATTACTCCAACGAGTGTATGCAAAAGTTACTGAAAGCTTGTGTGGGTTATCGGATGACCAATCTAAATCTAATTGATTCATTGAAATTGGAAACGCATCAAACAAATTAACAGAATATGATACTTTGTTTTCTACATCATATTGATTAATCTGTATTGTCGTGGAATAATCACCCTTGTATCTAAAATTATAATTGTATGTTGGATTAATAAAATTCATCCAAGCATCAAAGAATATTTTTTGTTGCATATCACCATCAACAATAAAAGTTAAATCCATGTCGTTATAACCAGTCAGATATGGATACTTCTCAACAGGATTAGATCCAATTTTTTGTTCTACTGTCATTAAACTTCTACCTGGCAAATTAGCATTCTCACAACGGTACACTAAATTTCTAGCCGATTTGATATATGGTATTAAAGTTAAAGGAATAGGAATGTTCACATCAAACCTATTTGCTCTCGCTAGGTCTTTTGTGAAACTGGATTTAAAATCGTTAATGGTACCTGGCATTTAACTTTTCCTTATTTCTTCTAATGAATCTTGCCAAACTTCATTTACCGAAGCCTTTTTAAACTGGTGAATAGGCAAGTATGCCGCAATATCCCATTCATTTGGTTGTACGGCAAGTATTTTTGACTGAATATGACCATGTAAATACTTCTTCAAGCATGGCCGAAACTCTCTATAACGCTTGGAGGCGTTTAAAATATCGTAGCTGACTCTCATACGCATAATATCATTATTGCCGTCAAGGATGGCGTAATCCATCAGTTTATCCAAAAGCGTGATTCGGTATTTTACCGGTAGATAATGTAGGTTTAAACCGAGAAAACCATCTTTATATTTTTCCAATACCAAAACCAAAGGAAAGCGGTCATAATATGGTATATCTTTTTTCGTTTTAGGATCATAATAAAAATAATATAATCCACCAGTCACAAAACGATTTCTTTTTCTAAAAGCTTCGTTATTGATTGTTGATGGTATTCCTGAAGGATTTCTCAACTCAGCAATCTTTGTGGTTAGCCATTTAAGAGAATCACGGCTCATTATTTGCAATTGAGCAGTTGTTCTTTCTTTGGCTAATTGTGTAAGTTTAGATCCCATTGTATTATTTAGTCTATAGTCCTAGATGATCTTCTGTTATTAACTTAAACTCCCAACCACGATCTAAACAATATTCCGTGGCGGCCTTCCATTTGGCTTGATTGATTCCATATGTAACCACCTCATTTATGTATTGTTTTGTCAATCGTTTTTTAGTTTCAGGAGTGATTGTTTGTTTCTTAGGTTTAACTTCAAGTAACATTGTTTTCAACACTCCTGTTTTGGTTCTAACTTTAATCAAAAAATCTGGAAAGTAACGATGCCACAGGCCATCTTTTGGAGATTTATAAGGAATGATCAATTCTTCTGATGCCCATGATACAATATCTGGATTTTTGTCGAACCAATTCATCATCTTACACTCCCAAGAAGAGCGATAAATGATATTATTAGGATCCCCAACGTATTTTTGAGGATTAGAAGGTGTGAAACGTCCATTATAAGCCATATAAATACTATGTATAACTTTTTTAATAGAGGATTCAATGGCCATTATTTCCATACCAAATTCTATAGGTGGAGTTTCCATACCTGGAGCCTTAGTTGAAGGTCCATTAGGTACTCTATTTGGAAATAAATTTGGTCGAACCGATTTACAATACCCTAGAGATTTACAGACATCGACAAGAGGCCATGTTGTTGTAATTAATATCAATGAAATAACACCAGCAACATATGAAAGTGTAAAGAGCAGTTTTATTAAAGGTAAAGATAAATTATTTGGTGCTGTTAATAGTGCTGTCAATAATGCTGGTAGTTCTTTAGAATCAGGATTAAATGCTGTTACATCTTATGTTGACGATATAAAAAGTGGAAAAATATCACTTGGTGGCGAATTAGATAAATCGGTTGCTGGATTGAAAGATTTTCTAGGTAATGACAGTATCAACATTAAAAACCCAACCAAAAAATCTGTTGCCGGAATATCATTGTATATACCAGATACGATGGCTTTTACATATTCTGCTTCATACGGACAATTAAGTTTGGTTGACGCTGCTGCTCAGGTACCGGGAATAGGCAGAGCAGTTGGTGCAATCGCTTCTATTGCTACCAGTGGGCCAGCAAGATTATTGGCCAAGGGTGCCGGATTTGCTTTTAACCCACAACAACAATTATTATTTGATGGTATAGATTTTAGAACATATCAGATGGCATTTACATTTACACCATATTCTAAAAAAGAAGCGGAAACAGTTGCAAAAATTGTTAAAATGTTAAAAACACATGCAGCACCACGATTGGCAGAAGGCACAGCCGGTATGTTTTTTGTACCTCCGTCAACATTTAATTTAGAATTTTTATTTAATGGTAAAAGAAATCAAAATGTTGGCCGAGTTGCTGAGAGTGTAATTGAAAGTATTGATATCAATTATTCTCCAAACGGATTTTCAACTTTTGGTGATGGTGCACCAGTTCAAACAACAGTAACTATAAATTTCAAAGAAGTTGAACTCATTACAAGAGAAAAAATAGAAAAAGAAGGTTATTAATGCAATATTTCGACACATTACCAAAAATTATTAAAACCGATACAAGTGGTAATTCATCACTAATGGTGAATTTGATGGCAAGGTGTAGTGTTATTCCCGACATACTTAATAATCCATTAGTATATTATTCATATGATATCCAAGAAGGAGATACACCAGAAATTATTGCTTACAAATATTATGGTGATTCTTATCGTTATTGGATTGTTTTATACGTAAATCAAATATTAGACCCACAATGGCAATGGCCAATGCAGTCTAGTGTTTTAGAATCTTATATCACAGATAAATATAATTTTAATGCTAAAGCTACCATTCATCATTATGAAAAAGTGATTACCAAATTTAATTCAAGAACAAGCACCACGACAATTGACAATTATATTATTGATCAACAATCTTATAATACTTTACAAACCGGAGTGTTTGAACGTAACATGGCAACCGGACCATTTACTATAACCACTAGCCGTAAAACAGTTTCTTATTATGAATACGAAACAGATTTAAATGAATCGTATAGAAATATAAAATTATTAAATTCAATTTATGTGGGTGAATTGGAAAAACAGTTTAAAAAATTAATGGCTTAACATGGCAGAATTTGATCAATCTTCTTTAGGTGTGGAATCTCCTGGTGCCTACTATACACAAGACTATTCATTAGAAACTTTAAATTTTTTAACTTCAAGTGGTCAAAAATTTGAGTTAAAACGTTTAATGATTGATATGTCCTATTATGAGGACCTTTATAGTTTTACAGCCTCAGGTTATGTTACAGTAACAGATTCTCAAGGATTTATTGAACTTTTTCAATTAACAGGTAATGAATTCATTGAAGTTAATTTTGGTAAAGTGAAAAATGGATCAAACAATAATGATCAATTGTTTCGAGTATACAAAGTTGGAGGTAAAAAACCTGCAGGAAATTTAAATACTGAAACATACACACTATATTTCTGTTCGGAAGAATTGTTGTTATCTGAACAAATTAAAATCAGTAAATCGTATACTGGCCAAAAAATATCCACTATTGTAGAAAACATATTGGTTGATAAATTAAAAGTGCCTAGCAGCAAAATTAATAACATTGAATCAACAACTGGTTTATATGATTTTGTTATACCTCGATTAAAACCATTTGAAGCGATTAGTTGGTTGTCAACTTATGCTCGACCAGCAAATAATGGTTCCGTTGGTGCTGATATGTTATTCTTTGAAACTAAAGATGGGTTTAATTACCGATCATTGCAGTCCATGTTTAAAGAAGAACCATATGCTACTTACAAGTATCAGGCACAAAACATTGCCATGGATAAACAATCTTTTAAAGAAAAAACAATAAGTGTTTTGGATTATGAATTTGTTAAAACTTATGATTCAGTCAACGAAATAAGTTCTGGCACATTTGCAAACAGATTAATTTCAATTGATCCATTAACAAGGTCATACAAAGTAACCGATTTTGATTATTTAAAGTATAAGAACCAAGCAGTTACATTAAATGAAGGTGAAGTAAGTAATGCGTTAAAGAATAGATTGGGGTTAACTCAATATGAAACATATGATGCAACACTAAAAGTAGCTTTGTCAAATTCTGGCCAAAATGAAGCAGCTTACTTTAAAGAAATACCAGGATCAGTTGCAAAAAACATTGCAATAGAAACATATTTGCCAAATAGAACGGCACAAATTGCTCTCGCAAATTATACTGTTGTTAAATTAACAATACCTGGTGATCCAGGTTTGACAGTAGGCAGAACAATTGAATTTAATTTGATGTCACTAAGACCAGAAACAAACGAAAAACAATTGGACAAATTTTATTCAGGCAAATATTTGGTCACAGCAGTTCGACATATCATACAACCAAATAAATATCAAACAGTTCTTGAAATTAGTAAAGATAGTGTACCAAATAATTATCAAGAAATAGATCAAACGGCATTTAAAGAAGCGGTGGCAGAATGAATAATTTTATAGGCAAAGATGGATTTAATTGGTGGTATGGTGTAGTAGAAGATGTTAACGATCCAGCCAAATTGGGTCGAGCAAAAGTTCGTATCTTCGGACACCACACAGATAACTTGGTAGAATTACCAACAAAAGATTTACCTTGGGCCGCAGCCGTTAATCCAGTAAACAATTCAAAATCATTTAGTGCACCTAGATTAGGTGACTATGTGATGGGTTTCTTCTCTGACGGAACTTCATCACAATCACCAATAATGATGGGTGTTTTTCCTGGACTTGAAGCTGTACCAAATAAAAATAAAGGATTTTCACCTCAGAGTGATTTAAAACCGGCAACACCACCATCAGGCCAAGTTCAATATGAAGCAGGCAAACCTACACTTTCACCTTTATCTAGAGGTGTGGTTGATAAAACAGCCATTTCACAATCCAATGCTAATTTAGCTCATGTGTGTGACATCTCAGTAAATATGAAATTTGAAATTGCTAAAATGGCATTTAAAACAAGTGAATTGGTAGAAACAATTAGATCCGCAATTAAAGGCCTTTGGGCTAGTGCATCTTCAAGTCCATTTGCTGATGAAATCAGAAGTGCTATAAAAACAATTAAAGCACAAGTTAAAGTAATACAAAAATTTATTAAAAAAATACAACAATATGCCGGAGCTGTTAAAGATTTAATGGATCAACTACAAAAAATAATTCAATACGTTGCTACATTACCAGCAAGAATAGCCAAATTTCTACAAGATTGTTTAAAAGAAGCTCTTGGTGGTATATCTGGTGCAATTGCTGTAGGTCAAGAAATTCAAAAAAATATTACAGAAGGAAATGTTTCTTTAGCGAACTCATCAGCTATTGCAGCAGAACTAGCTTTGACCGATAAAGAAACTATTGTGCCAGTTCAAAATACGATTGTGAAACCATAATGGCCGATATGTCATGGACGGAACCGGAATCAGCAGCTAATACTGATTACCAACCAATATATTCTTATAATAATATACAACAAACAGAATCAGGTCATTCATTTGAAATGGATGATACACCAACTCGTGAACGTGTTCGTATACAACACCGTTCAGGTTCGTTTATTGAAATGCATCCTAATGGTGATGAAGTTCATAAAATTGTTGGTAAAGGCTATGAAATTATTGCTTCTGATAAAAACGTATTAATTAGAGGCATTTGCAACATAACTATTGAGGGTGATTCGGCACTTCACATTAAAGGTGATGCTTATACACAAATTGATGGGTCTGCATATCAAAATGTTAAAGGTGATGTAAATCAATCTGTTTCTGGAGATGCAATTCAATCTGTTGACGGTGATGTGGAAATAAATTCTTCTGGTGATATTACATTAGGTGCCTCAACTGTTAACGTAAATGCTGATTTGTATGTTCGTGGTGATATAGGCACATCACAATCAGTTCAAGCAGATGGAAATATTACAGCAGGTCTTTCTGTATCTGGTAATAAATCTGTTGAAACTTTAGGTTATATGATAGCAGGTACAACAATTGATGCCGGCATTTCAATGTTTGCGCCAATGGTTTCAGATATGTTTGGTTCAGTACAAATGTTTAGAATAAAAGTTAATATGCATACTCATATTGGAAACCGTGGATTCCCAACTTCACCTCCATTAAACGCACCAATGGAATCATAATATGTCCAGTATATACAATAGATTAGGATATAATTTTGATACCACCAAATTTGGTGATGATGTCGATTTAGCTCCTGGTGCGAATAACTTTCTTAATAATTCTTCAATTAATTTAAGTCAATGGCAAGTTGATGATATTGCAACATCAACAGCAACAGGTTACTATCAGAATCCATATTCATCTGTATTAAGTAATATGACAGTTGTTCTTACAGGTATGGCTGCAAACTGTAACATCAGTTCAATAACTTTTAATGTAGCTCCAACACAAGCAAACACATTATATTCTTCAATTATAAATGCATTAACGGCTGTTTCTGATTTTACAACACACACAAATTATATATCTGGTGTTGAACGATCAGCCAATACTGTTTTATATCCAGATTTAAATACAGCCCTATCAATTGGTCGCCAAGTATTAAGCTTAACCAATAAATCGGATCAAACACAAAATAACGTGCCGGTATTAGGAAATTTTACTAGCCTCTATATTCGTGACGATGTTGATTCAAGAAGTAACGCAATAATTATAGATTCAAGAACTTTAGGTAATTCTCTGTATGTTGAAGATGGTAACACATACAGTAACATTTCTGTTTCTAGTATTAACACAATTATAACAGATGTTAATTCTCTACAAACCTTGTTGGCAACCAGAAGAAACGGAGATATTAATTTTTATCAAAATTCGTTGGCAATTATAAGAGATTATCAAACCGTTTTGACTTTTTCTAGTGTTGGTGATACACAAAATTCTTTATTGCAAATAGTTGGCACAACAAAATTAAAAACTGATTTAGCTACTGCAAAGCCTTTGGCTGTAACAGTAAATACTTCAGCCGTATTGTATAATAATCCGTTTGCATCTGCTTTAACGTCAGGCACAGGAACAGGCACAACAATTGTAACTGGTGGTACGGGTGCCACAACTACTGGTGAAACAGGAACTTTTACTCTTACAGATACGGGTGTTAGTCCTGGAACTTATGGTTCTGCAAACAGAGTTCCTATTTTTACAGTAGATAGGTTTGGCCGCATTACATCTGCCACCTCTTTAGAAGCTGCTGGTGGTGGTGTATCGATTATTCAATTTGACACAACAACAACTAATCCAATTGCTGTTGACAATTTTGATATTTACACATATCGAAGTGCCAAATATGAAATACAAATAACATCAGGTTCTTTTTATCAAGTAATTGAGTTAAGGGTAATGCACAATGGAATTTGTGCCTTTATGACTCAATACGGTGAACTTGTAAGTGATATTACTCTTGGTCAATTTGATGCTGATGTTGCAAACAACGTGGTTAATTTATATTTTCGTCCTACACAAGCAATAAATACTGTTAAGATGATTAGAAGGTTAATCACAATATAATTTTTTAAAAAGGTGATTTTATTATGCGTTTTCATATTTTAGGTTTACCACATACTGTATCTTCAAAAGAATATAATGCTTGTGCTTATACACAAAAGGTAGTTAAATTTGGCAAAATGATGAAGTCGTTAGGCCATACTATTATACACTACGGCCACGAAGATTCAGATTTAGTTTGTGATGAACATGTTACGGTCACCACTAATAAAGATTTAGAAATTGCTTATGGTGATTATGACTGGCGTAAGAATTTTTATAAATTTGATGTCAATGACCATGCTTACCAAACATTCTATAAAAACGCCATTGTGGAGGTTGGTAAAAGAAAACAAAAACACGATTTTATTCTTCCTTTTTGGGGATCAGGTGTGCGTCCAGTTTGTGATGCACATTCAGATTTAATTTGTGTTGAACCAGGAATTGGTTATGCTGGCGGACATTGGGCTCGCTGGAAAATATTTGAATCATATGCAATATACCATGCTTATTATGGAATGACAGCCGTTGGTAGTTGCAAACAAGATTGGTATGATGCAGTTATTCCAAACTATTTTGATCCTGATGATTTTACTTTCCAAGAAAAGAAAAAAGATTATTTTTTATTTTTAGGTCGTGTATATGATGGTAAAGGTGTAAATGTTGCGGTTCAAGTAACTGAAGCACTTGGTGCCAAATTAATTATTGCAGGCCAAAATTCATTAACTCAAATGGGTTATAAAGAGATACCTGCTCATATTACTGAAATTGGTTACGCTGACGTTGAGATGCGAAGAAAATTGATGTCCGGTGCAAAAGCAGCCTTTGTGCCATCAATGTATGTTGAACCTTTTGGTGGAGTTCAAGTTGAAATGTTGTTCTCAGGAACACCTACAATTACAACTGATTGGGGTTCATTTACAGAAAATAACATACATGGAATTACTGGTTATCGTTGTAGAACCTTTGAACAATATTTGTGGGCTGCTAACAATATTCACAATATTAATCCTAAAAATTGTCGTGCTTTTGCTGAAAACTTTACATTAGAAAAAGTTGGCAAAATGTATGAGGAATATTTTCAATCTGTTTTAAATGTTTACACTGGTAATGGTTGGTATGAAAGAAATGATGCAAGACTTCAATTGAATTGGTTAAAGAAAAATTATCCTCATGAAATGCCTCAAACTATTAAACTAAATAGTTAGTTATAGAAGTACGTTTTAAAACAAAGGGGATAGTGAACCTTGAGCTGTGACGCAAATAATTTTTTCATAGTAAAAAATGGGCTGACTGTTGGCATTACTCCGGTAATTGCCGCTAATGGAGCTTGGATAGGACCTTTAGGTTCAAATCCTGGAGCTACAGGCGCTCAAGGTGCTACTGGTGCGTTAGGTGTTCAAGGTGCTACGGGTATACAAGGTGCTACTGGCCTTGGTGCAACAGGTTTAACTGGACCAACAGGCGCAACAGGTCCTTCAGGTGGGCCAACAGGTGCAACCGGTGATATCGGTGCAACCGGCGCAACAGGTCAATTAGGAACAACCGGCGCTACTGGCCCAATTGGAATTCCTGGACCACAAGGTTCAACAGGATTAACTGGCGCAACCGGTATTCAAGGCTTGACTGGTGCGACAGGAACTCCAGGATCGATAGGTAGTTTAGGTTCAACTGGTGCAACCGGCCCACAAGGTCCAGTAGGACTTAGAGGTGCAACAGGTTCTACCGGTAATCAAGGCACAACAGGTGCAACCGGCCAAAATCAGCCTTGGATCACAATCTCATCAAATACAACGGTAACACTCAATCAACAGTATCTTGCAAATACTGCAAACGGATCTTTTACAATTACACTTCCTGCATCACCCGTGCTCAGTAACACAGTTATTATTGCTGATGCTGGAACTTTTAATAATGATTGGAGTGTTCGAAATCTTATAATTAATCCAAATGGTGAAACAATTGAAGGTGTTAATGATACACTTGTATTGGATGTGGGTCAGAGTTTAATTTATTTGATTTATGATGGTACAACATGGCGACAAGTATCAAGTGCTGGTCCAATAGGTTTAACAGGTTCAACTGGACCAATTGGAACAACAGGTGCAACTGGACAAATTGGAACAACTGGTGCAACTGGTCCAACAGGATCTACAGGTGCAGGAACAACCGGTGCTACAGGCACCACCGGTCCTGTTGGGCCAATAGGTCCACGAGGATCTACTGGTGCAACTGGCATTGAAGGACCAATAGGTTCAACAGGTGCAACTGGACAAATTGGAACAACTGGTGCAACTGGACTACAAGGTGAAATTGGTTTAACAGGATCTACAGGACTTATAGGTACAACAGGATCCACAGGAGCTACTGGTGTATTGGGATCCACAGGTGCAACAGGTCCAATTGGAACAACTGGTGCAACTGGTGCTACAGGATCTTTAGGTTCAACAGGTGCTACAGGATCTTTAGGTTCAACAGGTGCTACAGGATTACGAGGCGCTACTGGCGCAACAGGTGCTACTGGTGGATTTGGTTCAACTGGTGCAACTGGTCCTCAAGGTGATCCAGGTGGCGCAACTGGACCAATAGGATCGACTGGTGCAACCGGTGCAGGAACAACTGGCGCTACTGGTGCTACAGGAAGCTTGGGTACTACAGGAGCTACTGGTCCATTAGGTTCTACCGGCGCTACAGGTTTAAGAGGATTTACGGGATCTACGGGACCAATTGGAACAACAGGTGCAACTGGACCTCAAGGTGATCCAGGTGGTGCAACAGGTGCTACGGGAGAAATGGGTGCTACAGGAGATGTTGGACCTTTTGGAGCAACAGGTTTAACCGGTGAAATTGGTCCTGTTGGTGAAACAGGCGCAACTGGACCACAAGGTGCCACAGGTATTCAAGGTACTCCAGGTGGTGCAACAGGTCCAATTGGAATAACTGGTGCAACTGGATCACAAGGTGCCACAGGCATTCAAGGTCCCACAGGTGCCACAGGACCAAGAGGTAATATTGGTAATACTGGATTAACAGGAGCTACAGGTGTAGGTGCTACAGGCATTCAAGGTCCCACAGGTGCCACAGGACCAAGAGGTAATATTGGTAATACTGGATTAACAGGAGCTACAGGTGTAGGTGCTACAGGCATTCAAGGCGCAACAGGATTAACTGGTGCAACAGGTATTCAAGGTAATCCGGGTGGTGCTACAGGAACCACCGGTGCTACGGGACCTCAAGGTTTAAGAGGTGCAACAGGACTTCAAGGTTTTCAAGGAAATGTAGGTTCTACAGGTGCCACAGGACCAAGAGGTAATACCGGTGATACTGGTGCAACCGGTTTAATAGGTTCAACAGGTCCAACTGGTAATACAGGATCAACAGGATTAACTGGTGCAACAGGTATTCAAGGTGATCCGGGTGGTGCTACGGGAACCACCGGTGCTACAGGAGCTACAGGCATAGGTTCTACTGGTGCAACGGGTGTAATTGGAACGACAGGTGCCACCGGTGCTACCGGCGGCATAGGTTCAACTGGTTCAACTGGTCCAGTAGGCTCAACGGGCGCAACTGGTCTTGAGGGTGCCACAGGAGAAACAGGTTCTATTGGTCCTACAGGTGCAACTGGTGTTTTTGGTTCTACGGGCCCTAGAGGACCACAAGGATTTACAGGATCTACTGGACCAATTGGAACAACTGGTGCAACTGGATCTCAAGGTGCAACTGGACCAATTGGATTACAAGGAACTCAAGGTGTAACTGGTAATACAGGAACAACTGGTGCAACTGGATCTCAAGGTGCAACTGGACCTCAAGGTGCCACCGGCGAAGGAGCAACCGGTGCAACTGGACCAATTGGAATACAAGGACCTCAAGGTGTAAGAGGTTCAACTGGACCAATTGGAATACAAGGACCTCAAGGTGACATTGGTAGTACAGGACCACAGGGACCTCAAGGTGATCCGGGTGGTGCAACGGGTGCAACTGGACTACAAGGTGCCACCGGCGAAGGAGCAACCGGTGCAACTGGATCAATTGGAACAACTGGTGCAACTGGACCACAAGGTGCCACAGGTATTCAAGGTGTGATTGGTAATACGGGAACAACTGGTTCAACTGGATCAATTGGAACAACTGGTGCAACTGGACCACAAGGTGATACAGGATCAACTGGATTAATTGGACCAATTGGTGCTACAGGAGCTACAGGTATAGGCTCTACTGGTGCCACAGGACCAAGAGGTAATATTGGTAATACTGGATTAACAGGAGCTACAGGTGTAGGTGCTACAGGAGCTACAGGTTTATTAGGTTCTACTGGTGCCACAGGACCAAATGGCTCAACAGGAGCTACAGGCGCAACTGGATCAATAGGTGGTACCGGTGCCACAGGTGTAATTGGAACAACGGGTGCCACAGGTTTTGATGGATCAACAGGAGCTACAGGAGCGACTGGTGTAATTGGTTCTACAGGATCGACAGGAATAACAGGATCAAGAGGTTCTACTGGTATTACGGGAAATACAGGTGCAACAGGACTTTTTGGATCCACAGGCGCAACTGGTGTTTTCGGTTCTACGGGAGCAACCGGTGTTTTTGGTTCAACAGGTGCAACTGGTCTTGAGGGCGCTACAGGTGCAACGGGCGTCTTTGGTTCTACAGGTGCAACTGGTGTTTTTGGTTCTACGGGCCCTAGAGGACCACAAGGATTTACAGGATCTACTGGACCAATTGGAACAACTGGTGCAACTGGATTAAAAGGCAATACAGGATCCACAGGACCAACGGGTACAACAGGATCCACAGGACTAACAGGTTCCACAGGAGCCACAGGCCTTGAAGGCTCGACTGGCGCTTCGGGTGCTCAAGGTGACAAATATAGAACAACTTCAAATACAACATTAACTTTAAGTGATTACAATGTTGGTAATCAATTAATTTTAACAACAGCAAATTTATTTTTAAGTTATAGTTCACAACAAAGTGTAATTCTTGCTGCTGATGAAAATCCTAATAATTATTTAAACGGTAGTGTTTATTTTTACAATCAATCAAATGGACAATTAATATTAACTGTTACAAATAATGATTTTGCCAGTAACACTTCTTATAGTTCTTGGTTAATTAATTTAAATGGTTCTGTTGGTATTGCTGGTGCAACCGGTGCCACAGGATTTACGGGTAATACTGGTGCAACAGGGCTCCAAGGATCAACCGGTGCCACAGGACCTGAAGGTGCAACAGGTGTATTTGGTTCTACAGGTGCAACAGGAGAACCTGGTTTGACTGGTTCTACAGGTGCAACAGGACCTGAAGGTGCAACAGGTGTATTTGGTTCAACAGGTGCAACAGGAGAACCTGGTTTATTTGGATCAACCGGTGCCACAGGACCTGAAGGTGCAACAGGTGTATTTGGTTCTACAGGTGCAACAGGAGAACCTGGTTTATTTGGATCAACCGGTGCCACAGGACCAATTGGTTCCACAGGAGCATTTGGTTCCACAGGTGCAACAGGAGAACCTGGTTTATTTGGATCAACCGGTGCAACGGGTGTATTTGGTTCAACAGGTGCAACAGGAATACCTGGTTTGACCGGTTCCACAGGTGTAACTGGACTAACAGGAAATACCGGTGCCACAGGACCAATCGGTGCCACCGGTGTATCGAATGGATCTTTTAAAACATGGAAAGTTGATGGCCAAAGTGATTTGGTTGCTATTGATGAAGATATTATACAACTGGTTTCAGAAAATGATGTTATACTTAGAATTAACGCAAACACAAATCCTAAGCAATTAATTATTTCAACCAAAAGAATACGGCACATAGATATAGATGGTGGTTCGGCAATTTCTGTTTATAGTCCATCGGATATGATGGATATAGAAGGTGGTTCCGCAATTTCTGTTTACGGTCTATTAGACATAATTGACGGAGGAGCAGGAAATACTGTTTTTTCATCATCAGATTTAATTTATAACGGAGGCACAGCTTAAAATGGCTAGCAAAATACAAATAAGACGAGATTCATCAAATAATTGGACAAGCACGAACCCCACTTTGTCACAAGGTGAACCTGGTTATGAAATAGACACCACTAAAATAAAATATGGTGATGGTATAACTCCATGGAATAGTTTACTATACACTTCAGGAACTCCTGGTGCAACCGGTCCTGCAGGGAATACTGGTGCTACTGGACCAATAGGTTCAACAGGACCAACAGGCAATACAGGATCAACAGGTCCAGTAGGTTCAACAGGACCAACAGGTAATACTGGTGAAATTGGTTTAACTGGTTCAACAGGTCTAACTGGTAATACTGGTGCTACTGGACCAATAGGTTCAACAGGACCAACAGGAGATACTGGTGCTACTGGTCCAACAGGTTCAACAGGTCCTACGGGTGCAACTGGTTCAGTTGGATCTACTGGTGAAACCGGCTTAGGATTTACTATTGCAAAAACGTACTCAAACGTTGCATCATTAACAGCTGACACATCACCAACAGGAATTGCTAACGGCCAATTTGCAATCATTGATACAGGCAATGTAGAAGATGCTGAAAATTCAAAATTATACTTATGGAATGGTTTAATATACACATATGTGACTGATTTATCTGGTGCTGCAGGTATTCAAGGACAAACTGGTGCAACAGGTCCAGTAGGTTCTACAGGACCAACAGGTAATACAGGATCCACAGGTCCAATAGGTTCTACAGGACCAACAGGGAATACTGGTGCTACAGGACCAACAGGTAATACTGGTGAAATTGGTTTAACTGGTTCAACAGGTCTAACTGGTAATACTGGTGCTACTGGACCAATAGGTTCAACAGGACCAACAGGAAATACAGGATCCACAGGTCCAGTAGGTTCAACAGGACCAACAGGAGATACTGGTGCTACTGGACCAATAGGTTCAACAGGACCAACAGGCAATACAGGATCCACAGGTCCAGTAGGTTCAACAGGACCAACAGGAAATACAGGATCCACAGGTCCAGTAGGTTCAACAGGACCAACAGGAGATACTGGTGCTACTGGTCCAATAGGTTCAACAGGACCAACAGGAAATACAGGATCCACAGGTCCAGTAGGTTCAACAGGACCAACAGGAAATACAGGATCCACAGGTCCAGTAGGTTCAACAGGATTGACTGGAGCCACTGGTGAAACCGGTTTAGGATTTATCATTGCAAAAACATATAGTAATGTTGCAAGTCTAACAGCTGACACATCACCAACAGGAATTGCTAACGGCCAATTTGCAATCATTGATACAGGCAATGTAGAAGATGCTGAAAACTCTAGGTTATATCTGTGGAATGGAACAATTTATTCTTACGTAACTGATTTATCTGGTGCTGCAGGTATTCAAGGACAAACTGGTGCAACAGGTCCAGTAGGTTCTACAGGACCAACAGGGAATACAGGTTCAACAGGACCAACAGGAGATACTGGTGCTACTGGTCCAACAGGTTCTACAGGACCAACAGGAAATACAGGTTCAACAGGACCAACAGGAAATACAGGATCCACAGGTCCAGTAGGTTCAACAGGACCAACAGGAGATACTGGTGCTACTGGTCCAACAGGTTCAACAGGACCAACAGGAGATACTGGTGCTACTGGTCCAACAGGTTCTACAGGACCAACAGGGAATACTGGTGCTACTGGTCCAACAGGTTCTACAGGACCAACAGGGAATACTGGTGCTACTGGTCCAATAGGTTCTACAGGACCACAAGGGCCCACCGGTGATCCCGGTGCAACGGGACCAGTAGGTTCAACTGGTGTAACTGGACCACAAGGTTCAACAGGAAATACTGGTGCCACAGGTATACAAGGATCTGATGGTGCAACAGGACCAGCAGGACCAACAGGAAATACTGGTGCTACCGGTCTAACTGGTAATACCGGTGATACAGGACCGATTGGCTCAACTGGTGCTACTGGTTTGACTGGTAATACCGGTGATACAGGACCGATTGGTTCAACTGGTGCGACCGGTGTAATAGGGCCAACAGGAAATACTGGCGCTACAGGTGCAACTGGCACTCAAGGTTCTACTGGTGCTACAGGTATTTCAGGAACAGATGGTGCAACCGGTTCTACAGGACCAATAGGTGCTACCGGTCTAACTGGTAATACTGGTGCTACTGGTGTTTCTGGTGCTGATGGTGACCGCTATCACACAACATCTAACACCACGATAACATTAACTAATTATCCAATTGGCAATACATTAACTTTAGTTACTAATGATTTGTATTTGGATTATAGTCCTCAACAAACTATTATTGTTGTTTCTTTTGTTGATCCAACGGATTATATACATGGTACAGTTAACACTTATGAACAGTCGAATGGACAATTAATTTTAACTGTAACAAATACAGCTAATGCAACATCAAATCAATATAGTTCTTGGATTATTAACCTTGATGGTGCAGTTGGTATTCAAGGTACCACAGGTGCAACAGGCCCAACCGGACTTACTGGTGCTACTGGCCCAACAGGTAATACAGGATCAACAGGACCACAAGGTGACACAGGTGCAACCGGTGTTCAAGGTGCAACTGGTGCCACAGGCATTCAAGGACCTGATGGTGCAACAGGCGCTACTGGTGTTCAAGGTGTAACCGGTAATACTGGTGCAACAGGTCTTGTTGGCGCAACTGGTTTAACTGGTAATACCGGTGATACAGGACCGATTGGCTCAACTGGTGCCACGGGTATTCAAGGTATAACAGGAAATACAGGTAACACAGGACCAATAGGTTCAACTGGTGCAACAGGCGTAACAGGTAATACCGGCGATACAGGACCGATTGGAACAACTGGTGCAACCGGACCACAAGGCCCAACAGGTAATACTGGTGCTACAGGACCAATTGGTGCAACTGGTTCAGATGGTGCAACAGGTGTAACAGGAAATACTGGTGCAACAGGATTATCAATATATTATTCTGATGCTTTTGACAGAGCTAATTCTGCTTCAGCAAATACAATTTATACTCAAGGTGTTGATGATACACAGAATACTAACATCACTACTACCGACACGAAAGCACAGGCAGCTTTTGATACAGCCAATGCTGCTATGATAATACCACAAAATAGACAATCGGTTGATTACACTTTACAAAATTCTGATTCAGGAAAACATTTGTATTATAGCGGACTAAAAACTTCGGTGAATTTGTATATTCCGTGGACATCAAATACAACATATGCTAACGGTACAACAATTACCATTATTTCTAACACATCATCAAATGTAAACATTATACCAAACAATAGTGTATCTTTGTATCTTGCAGGTAACACCACATCAATTTCAAGAAATGTGACAACATATGGAATGGCAACAATGATTATGACTGCTGCAAATACGTGGTACATTAATGGAACAGGAGTTATTTGATGCCTAGTATTCAATCAATTTTGATGAATAGTATAAACAATGTAAAGTTGAATAATTATCTTGCTGGTTTATTTAAAACCACATATTCGGGATACTTTGCTGATAATGTTAGTTTTTTTGCAACAGCTACACCAACAACTTTTGGCGCTAACCCAGCAACATCAGTTCAAACTACCGCAATTTCAGAACCAAGTAGTGATGATGGAAGTAGTTTTAGTGTTCAATGGTTAGGTTATTTTTTACCAAACACAACAGAAACATATACATTTTTTACATCAAGTGATGATGCTTCTTATGTTTGGGTAGGTTCAAATGCTTTGTCTGGATTTACAACTGGAAACGCAACAGTAAATAATGGTGGGTTACACGGTACTGTTGAAGCAAATGGAACTGCTTCTCTTACAGCAGGTATATATTATCCAATAAGAATACAATTTGGTGAGAATAGTGGTGGTGATGTGTTAACATTTAATTATTCCACACCAACGATAACAAAAACAACTGATGTTACCGGTAAAGTATTTTATAATCCAACAACGAACGGATTTTAATAAATGCCATTAAAACAAAGTGAACTTGCAAGTAGCGGTTTAGGCCGAGGTGCTACGGGCCCAATTGGTCCGATAGGTGCAACGGGTTCAACTGGACCAATTGGATCTACGGGTTCAACCGGACCAATTGGATCTACGGGTGCAGGAACAACCGGTGCTACAGGACCAATTGGTCCTGTGGGTGCAACAGGTCCACAAGGTTCTACTGGTGCAACTGGTATTCAAGGACCAATAGGTTCAACAGGTGCAACAGGCCCCGTTGGTTCAACAGGACCGTTTGCAGATACAACAGCAACACTAAACATTACAGGTGTTAATGTTTCAAACATTTATTATTTTACAAATTATGCTCCAAGAAACTTACGAATTAGCTATATGTCTGCAACAATAGTAAATGGTTCTGGCACTGCCACAGTAACAATTTTTAATAGTCGTGGCAGTATTGGAAATTTACAATCTGTTCCTGTTAACAACACGAGTAATAGCTTTAGGGTACCAAATGTGAATTTCAATGTTGCTGTAGGAGAAACTTTGTATGCTAGTATAACTAACAATGCTTTAAGTTCATCCAGTGCTGTTTTAGTTATTACTTTAGGATTTTCTTCTTAATTAATATGCCTGAAATATATATTGACACTGCTGGTTCTCAAAACTGGACTGTTCCAGCAGATTGGGATATAAAAGCTCCCAATAAAATAGAACTTGTAGGCGGAGGTGGAGGTGGAGGAATCAGTTTAATTTATGAACTTTATACTTTTTTTGATTTCAACAGCATACCACAAACAAATAGACTTGGCTATAGGTTTTATAATTATGGTTTAGGTGGAGGTGGAGGTGCGTATGCGAGAATTACTAATGTAAATTTGGTTCCAGGACAAGTTATACCAGTAAGCGTTGGCGGAGGTGGTGAACAAGGTGTTCGTACTGCAATTTACAGTACGACAGGATTTAATAAAATTAATTATGGTGGTGGTGGTGGATCAACTTTTTTTGGTTCTGCAGAATCGATTATTTTTGTGTCAAGTAGGGCAGGATCGTGGAATATGGATTATATTAGTGGATTTGAGTCACCTCAAGGTGTCAATCATCAAGGAGGAATTTTTGGAGATCCAAGTAATACCAATAATGTGAAGGTTCCGCCAGGATTTTTGACAACAAGAGTTGATTATGGACAAGGGATGAGCCGTAATTACGATTTGTCTTTTCAAATTCCTCCATCATTTAAAACAGATCCATTTAATTTACCAATAAACGGTAGGTGGCCAACAGGAGAAAATCCTGCAACTTTTCCAGGTTTTCCTGGAGTTGCACCGGACAATCCTACATTTATAGTAAATCCTAATAATCAATCTTTTATTTATGGTGCTGGTGGCGCAGGCGAAATAATGCAAAGACCTGGAGGTTTTGCAAGTCCACCCACTCCATCATTTATTGTGGTTCCACCACAACCAGGAAATAAAGGAGTTATAAAAATTACTTATGTTAGCACAGGTACTCATCAAAATTGTGTGTGGATATCATAATCTCAAAATTTCGAATTTTTGTGTTCCGGCTCAAGAATTTTTTTTAGCGCTTTCAAAGTTTCGAAAAGCGCATTTACTCCTAGAAGCGTAATAAATAAAAGATGGCAAACCTAACAAAGATATATTCAGACATCGACTTTACATTTACCAAAAAACCGGTAATTGGTGATGTCGCTCTTAGCTACGATGACTTGGCGGTTATTCGTTCAATCCGTAATCTACTGTTGACCAAACATTATGAAAGACCTTTTAATCCTGACATTGGATCAAACATTGATGCGATACTATTTGAACCAATTTCACCGGTAACAGCAACAAGTTTAGAAAAAGAAGTGGAACTGGTTATAAAAAACTATGAAAAAAGAGCAAAGTTAAAAGAAATAATCATTGTACCATATCCTGATAAAAATGCTTATGATATTACAATTAGTTTCTACATTGAAAATGCTACATTACCAACATCAGTAACATTACTTCTAGAAAGAAATAGATAAAATGGCTGGAAATAAATCCAATATTCAGATTACAGATTTAGATTTTAATACAATTAAAACTAATCTTAAAAAGTTTCTGCAATCACAAAACACATTACAAGATTACAACTATGAAGGTTCTGCACTTTCTACATTGTTGGATATTCTTGCCTATAATACACAGTATAATGCTTATTACTTGAATATGGTTGCTAATGAGATGTTTTTGGATTCAGCACTACAAAGGTCATCGGTTGTTTCTCATGCAAAACTATTAAACTATACACCAAAATCAGCATCAGCTCCATCAGCCACCATTAATATCACTTTTAATCAAGTGACTGATTCTTCGTTAACACTACCAAAATTTACTTCTTTTATGTCCGAAGCAATTGATGGCGTGAATTATAAATTTGTAACAGTTAACTCAACCACATTAAATACAAATACTGTTTCCAATTCAGTTACATTTTCAAACTTAACAATTAAACAAGGTGAACCAATCACCTTAAATTATACCTATGATTCTGCGGCCAATCCAACAGCTATATTTGATTTACCCGACACAAACGTTGACACAACAACTCTGACTGTATCGGTACAACAAAGTGGTTCAAATACTGCCTATGAAATCTATAATTTAGCAGAAGATTATTTAAGTTTAAATACAACATCAAGTGTGTATTTTTTACAAGAAGGTATCAATGGTTTCTATCAAATATATTTTGGTGATGGTATATTAGGTAAATCAATTACTGATGGTAATATTGTAACGGTTTCATATATTGTGACCAATGGTACAAGTTCAGCAGGTGCAAACAATTTCGTATTGATGGATGCTGTTTCTGGTTATTCAAACACCACAATATTACCTATCACCTCTACAACTCAAGGTTCCGAAAAAGAAACCATTGAATCAATCAAATACACAGCACCTAAATCATACTCTGCTCAAGGTCGTGCCGTTACAAAAGAAGATTACATCTATCTAATACAGAATAATTCTGGTGTTTTTCCGGTAGATGCTGTTAACGTTTGGGGTGGAGAAGAAAATAATCCTCCTGTTTATGGTACTATTTTTATTGCCGTAAAACCAAAAGGTGGATATACTTTAACACAAACGCAAAAAAATATTATTGAAGAAAGAATTATTAAACCTATTTCTGTATTAACAATTAAACCAAAAATTATAGATGTTGACTACACATACTTAAAAATTATATCAAATATATATTATAATCCAAAATTAACAGCATTGACTTCTAATCAATTAGAAACACAAGTGTTTAATGCTATTCAGAATTTTGCAACCAACACATTAAATAAATTTAATTCAACATTTCAATTATCATCATTAATAACCACAATACAATCTGTCAACCAATCATTTATAACCAA